GCCGGCTTGCGCCGGCCCCGCTAGAGAGTTAACTCTAGCTCCATCCTTTTACGCCGTTATAGGAGCATTAACATGTCGACCCAAAAGGGTAAGCCAACTCTTACACAGTTGCAACAAAACGCACTGTATAGAGCCACTCACCCTGATCCGACTGGGTTGTCGGATCCGCGTAAACGTTACGCTGATTCGGGTCGCTCGTTGATGAAACAAGCAACAGGTGCTGAAGCGCTCGCTTACGATATCTTTGGTCCGGAGTTCATTGGGAAGTTGGCTTTTGCCCTCGACCTAAATTCTCCGTTCTTCAATGATACCGCCTTCGGGCTTATCTCCTATGAGAAGCGATTGCGACAGGAAACCCCTCGTATTGTCGACCCTTCTTGGGAAGACACTATTGAGGTGGATCACTATCGCAATTACGTGATTGACAATTCTTTTGTGGAATATCCTTTGTATTTGGTATCCCACACGTCAACCCACATCAGCGACGGTGCTGAACAACCCGTCGTTGATTTCTCATATATCGCTGATTCAACCCAGAAACAGCGAGGTAAGGACTCTCCGTTCGGAACCATGGAAATGTTTCGTTCCCATTGGAACTGGTCGCATCCCTACCGCATTACCTCTGATGTTTATAACCATCGATGGATAGATCGGACGAAGCGTGACTACTTCGACCTTTATATCACCCGACGGGTACGAACTTTCAAAGGTCCTGTTGCTTTTGTCACTGAGAACCCTTTCACTCGTTCAGGTTCGCACGCTAACGGAGCGTACGCATCTGGTTTTGCGTCGTCGCATCTCGCCTCTGTCTTATCTAAGACATTGCCGAGGACTCCGCTTTACAATCCTGTATATCAGGTTGGAGAACTTCGTGATCTCCACCTGATGTTACAGAAGACAAACGAGATGATTGAGTTCCTACAGCGTGCTGCGAGTGATCCCAAGACCGCTTTGCAATTTGTTGATAAAGCGTTTTCGAACGCCTATATCAACAAGCTCTTCGGTTACGATTCACTCTCTCAAGCTGTACGAGCCGTCCTAAAGTTACCGACTGCTGCGGCAAAGAAGTTCAACTTTCTTATGTCGCGAAACGGTAAACCCACTACGACTCGGTACACTCAGAAGTTTCCCCTCTTTGTGTACGACAGTGGCTCACGTCCTTCCGTTGTATACCATGTTCCAGACTGGGCGACGGTTACTTATGATAACCAATGGTTTCATGAGTTGCCGTCTTTACGCTGTGTCGTCAACCAGACGATACAGATGCCCAGTGCTGCCGTGCCGGAGCTCTCGGATTCTAACTACCGATCGCTCCTCGGGTTGAAGCTCAGGGTAAAAGATTTTTATGATCTCATACCCTGGACTTGGTTTGTGGATTGGTTTTCGGATTTAGGCGATTACATCAACGTTGTTGAGGTGATCGCTTCAGATCCGGACCTAATTCACTATGGCTTTATGACTTTCCTTTTGGATAGTCAATTTGGCCACAACTTTGGTATACAGGTCTCAGATCAGTATATCGAAACGATCCCTGGCCTTACGGTCATTGATCCAGACGATACCATTAGCCTGGAAGAAACCATACGTAAGTATGATTGCTCGACCACGCTTTGGAACCATTTTCACAAGAGAATGGATATTTCTGATCTGTTCGGCGCGAAAACTGCGTACGACTATCAGGGTAACCTGACAGATGCGCAGCTTAAAATCATGGGTGCGTTAGCTCTTGCGAAGCGCCCATAAAATTGATAACGCAGTGATGCGTCATCTCACCCCTTGAAGGAGCTTCCATGCTTACTGATCCAATTGCTGTTGCTGCGAACGCGCCCACCCCTGCTTTGTCATTTGTCATGATTCAGCAGGATGGGCTCGGTTCTCAGCGTCGTGATCCCACGGGTGTTTATGCCCTTGTGATCAATCATTCTACGAGTAAGAGCGGCGATCGCCACTACGTCAAATTGACGCAGACGGTCAACGCTACGAACCCGTACAATGCTTTGGTGACACCGCAATCTGCGTCTGTCTCCGTATCGATCGCTAAGCCAGCTTTTGGCTTCGACGACGCCGCTCTTTTGGCGTTGTGGCAAGCCATTCTGGACGCTATCAGCTCGGCCGATGCCGGCATGGACCGTATCATTGGATTCGAATCTTAAAGACGTGTGTCGGCGTTTCCCAGTTCTTCTGGTTTACGCCGTCTTCGCTTTAATGTGTTACGGCTTACTTTTGTACGCCGCAATACTTCGACTCTATGTATACGCCTGTGCCGTCTTCGCCTACCCCGGTGGTGTTTGTTAGACATCATTCGTTAGGTAGGTAGGATCAGAACATGGACTGGAACTGCTAACCTCATGGAGGCTGCATGAAAAGTCCGGTAATGCTCCTCTCTAGTCTTTTGGACGATGTCCTCAGACTAGAGCCTGGCGTAAAAGGTCTCGATCGTGATCTCATTACGATCGAGTCACGTTTCAAACACGAGGGTATAGGGTTTTTATCCTGTGCCCTTTCGTCCTTATGTGATGCCCTTGATCAGGGCTTCGCAACCGGGCGTTTTGCCTGTCCTACGTCGTTTTCAAAACAACGTGGGAAATCGATCCCGAAATTCCTTTCGGGTTTGATTTGCAAAGTGTTTGATCCTAACACTGGTCTACTCCTCGACGAGCCTCAAGTTGGCATTGTAAAGTGCCTTCGTGAGATTCTGCGCTCGTTTAAGAAGATCAACGTCAGTCAGAAGCGTGAAGATAAACTTCACAAATCTGCTGTTGTTGGTTTTATTGAGACCGATGACTCTATCTCTCGGAATTCGTTTCCTAGAGACAAGGTCAACCTTCTCAATGATGTCGCCAAGCTTGTATTGCAGAAGCTCCACTCAGTGGACTACTGCAATTTGCCTGTGCGACACGGACCAGGTGGCGTTGCTGAACGAGTTAAGGCTAACCAGAAGTGGTCTGCCTTACGAGAATCGTGTCAACATGACGCCTTTCTCGCTGCCAAATATGGTCTCGATGTTCTCTCCAGTGATGGAGGGGGGACGGATGATTACCGTCCCATAGAAAGTGCCTCTTTTGAGGACATTCTCTATGACGCCGACACCAGAAATGGCCTTGTACCGCAGCTGTCCTACAGCGGCTTGGCTAAGCTTCTTACCGTTCCCAAGAGCGTGACTGCTCGAAGGACGATAACGATGGAGCCCGTCTTGAATATGTTTATTCAGCAGGGTCTTAACAGCGTACTTCGTGATTCTATCACGTCGTGCGTTGTTCTCCGTCGTTGCTTAGCACTTACCGATCAGTCTAGGAATCAGAACCTAGCCAGGATCGGCTCCCGTAATGGCAATTATGCGACAATTGACTTATCGTCTGCGAGTGATCTTCTTGACCTTAATCTCGTCAAGTTGATTTTCGCATCGAAGCAGGAGTTTCTTATTTCTGCTCTCGATTGTCGCTCTTCTCATTGTGACACCGACCTGTTTGGTATCATCAACTTGAAGAAGTTTGCCGGAATGGGTAACGCTTTGACATTCCCAGTACAGAGCATCGCATTCGCCTTACTAGCGATATGTGCTGTTCTCTGCGAGGAGGGACATCGTCCTTCCTATGGTTATGTTAAGCGCGCCGCTGGACGTATTCGCGTCTATGGCGATGATATCATCGTCGAGACGAAATACGTTCGTCAGGTCTATGAGTGGCTTGCCGCATTTGGTCTTAAGATCAACCAAACAAAGTCTTTCACGACCGGAAAGTTTCGTGAAAGTTGCGGTCTCGACGCATTCGATGGTCACGATGTGACTCCCGTCTACGTTAGAGAATGGCCACTCACTCCTGCTCAGGACCCCGACCTAATAGCTAGCCTTGTATCGACAAGCAACCAATATTGGATGCTTGGTCTTTACTCTGCTGCTAATATGGTAAAAGAGATGGTTGAAGAGCTCTACGAGCGTCTTCCCCTTGTCTCCCGCCATAGTGCTGGTCTGGGTTGGCATAGCCGTGTTGATACTACCGTCGCACATAAGTGGGACGGGAAGCTACAACAACTCGTTTTCCGAGGACGAACCATCGTCGCGCGTTTGCGCGAAGATAGGATCGATGGCTATGCAGCTCTCTCGAAGTCGCTTCACTCACTAGAGGCCAGGGGTAAAACTCTGTCCCCTACTAGCGTTGATGCTAAACATCTTGAGAGATCTGTAATGAGATTCCACACTAGGATTCTCAAGCAGTGGTTGCCGGCTCACGCCGGTTAAGACGCCAATCATAGATTGGCGCCAGGGGGTTGCAGTAAGCCTCCAGTTACCATCCGTTGTCAAACTCAATTGACACGGCCGGTGTTGGAAATCTTACTCACTGGATGATACGTGTAAACGTTTCATCTTCGCTTGGGGACTTTGTAGCGATACAAAGTTCCCTTGCTTTTGCAGGGCAACCCCCTG